TGATCGTATTAATGTTCGTAGATTGTTTATTGTTCTTGAAAAATCAATTGCACAAGCAGCACAATCATCATTATTTGAATTTAATGATGAATTTACACGCGCTCAATTTGTTGCATTAGTAACTCCATTTTTACGCGATGTACAAGGTCGTCGTGGTATTACTGATTTCAAGGTGGTATGTGACACAACCAATAATACTGCACAGGTTATTGACAGCAACCAGTTTGTCGGTGATATATACATTAAACCAGCTCGTTCAATTAACTTCATTCAGTTGAACTTCGTTGCAGTTGGCACTAGTGTAGAATTTACAACTGTCGTTGGTGCGTTTTAATAAATAAGATAATAATAGGAGATTAAAATGGCATTTAACGTAAACAGTTTTAGATCACAAATGATTGGGGACGGAGCTCGTCCCAATCTATTTGAAGTAACATTAGTGTTACCGTCATATGTGACTGGTGCTACGGAAGCAAGTCAAAAACTAACGTTTATGGCAAAAGCAGCACAGTTACCGGGTTCATCCATTGGGTCAGTTCCAGTTTATTATTTTGGTCGTGAATTAAAATTTGCTGGTAACAGAACATACGCTGATTGGACATTACAGATTATAAATGATGAAGATTTCATTATTCGTAATTCAATGGAAAATTGGATAAACAGTATCAACAATAACGTTGAAAATAAAAGAGCAGAAAACGCTAAACAACCATCTGGTTATTCTGTTGATGCTACAGTAACCCAATATGTAAAATCTGGGGGAGAAGCCAAAAAATATACTTTTGTTGGAATGTTTCCTTTAGATATTGCACCGATTGACCTTGATTGGGGTTCAAATGATACTATCGAAGAATTCTCGATAACATTTGCATACCAATACTGGACTTCGGCTACCTAATAATATGCAATACATGGAGGGCTCCGGCCCTCCATCCTTTTGAGTAAAAAAACAAATATGGCACAATTAAATAAATTTTCACTTTTTGGTTTTACGATTGCTCGCGATCAAACCGATAAAGAAAAGTTAAATCAACAATCGTTTACCCCACCGCAAAATGATGATGGTGCGCTTACCATTACTTCGGCGGCATACTATGGTACATATGTAGACCTAGATGGTACTGCAAAAAACGAAGTAGAATTAATATCTCGTTATCGTGAAATGGCAATGCAACCTGAAATTGAATCTGCTATTGATGATATCATTAATGAAGCCATTTGTCAAGATGATGATGGTACAACAATTAAGATTGTTCTTGATAAACTGAAACAACCAGAAAAAATCAAGAATGCAATCAAACAAGAATTCGATACTATCCTGAGATTGTTTAATTACAACAATATGGCTCAGGATATTTTCCGCAGATATTATGTAGATGGTAGAATGTACTACCATATTATCGTAGATAAAGAAAACCCACTAGACGGTATCAAAGAACTTCGTTATATCGATCCAAGAAAACTTCGCAAGGTTCGTGAAATCAAAAAAAGAAAAGATGCGCGTACTGGTGTAGAAATTATGGATGTTGTAAATGAATATTATATTTACAACGATAAAGTAGTTACCGGTTCTTCATCTAATTATGGTCCGGTTGGTGTTCGTATCACTACAGATTCTATTATATCTGTAGTATCTGGTCTAATGGATTCCCGTAGAGCAGTTGTTTTATCCTACCTACATAAAGCAATCAAACCACTTAATCAGTTGCGTATGATTGAGGATGCAACTGTTATCTATAGAATATCCAGAGCACCAGAAAGACGTATTTTCTATATCGACGTTGGTAACTTGCCAAAACAAAAGGCAGAACAATACCTTCGTGATATTATGGTCAAATACAAGAATAAACTAGTATATGATGCACAGACTGGTGAAGTTCGTGATGACCGTAAATATATGTCTATGTTAGAAGATTTCTGGTTGCCTCGTAGAGAAGGTGGTAAGGGTACAGAAATATCTACATTACCAGGCGGCCAAAACTTAGGCGAACTAGAAGACGTAAAGTATTTCGAAAAGAAACTATACAAATCACTTAATGTTCCTATCTCCCGTTTAGAACCAAACCAAGGTTTCTCTATTGGTAGAGTTGCTGAAGTAACCAGAGATGAATTAAAATTCTCTAAGTTTGTTTCTAGGTTGCGTAATAAATTTTCTGAAGTATTCGACAGAGCTCTTAGAGTACAATGCGTTCTCAAAGGAATATGCACTGATGAAGAATGGGATGATTTCAAAGAATACATTTACTATGACTTCATTCAAGACAATAACTTTACTGAACTCAAAGAAGCAGAGTTGATGAAAGAAAGGTTAGGTCTTCTTATGCAGGTTGACCCATATACAGGGCGTTATTATTCACAGACTTGGATACAACGTAATGTATTGCGTATGACTGATGATGAAATCAAACAAATGCAAGAAGAGATTGATGAAGAAAAGGCAATGGGTCTTGGATTACCAACTGATGTTACTAATGCAGTTGCACAACAACAAATGATGGGTGACGTTGAAGGCGAGCAACAAGCCAGTATGTCAAAATACCAATCAGATTTGCAGTTGCAACAACAGAAAAAACAGATGCAAATGATGCCTCCACCTTCTGATACCAAACCTTCACCTAAAAAAGAAGAAACATCAGGAACCTTTAATAAAATAAAACAAATACTATAAATAGTTACATTTGGAGATATAAAAAATGTCTAACGCAAGAGCAATCATAGATTATGCAATGCAAGATAGTGGTACAGAAATCCGCAATGCATTATATGCCGAAATCCACGATAAAGTATTAGCACATATCGAATCAATGAAATCAGAATTATCTGGTGGTATTATTACACAGGAAGAAACTTCTTGTGACTATGATGATACAAAAAGCGAAATCGAAAAGAAAGAAAAGAAAATTAAAAAACTGAAAGAAGAAATTGCTCTTTTAGAAATGAGTAAATGTGATATGGAAGATGATGAAGACGAGGATGAAGATGAAGAAGATGATGATGAGGATGAACTTTCTAAAAAGAAAAAGAAATTAAAGAAAGCAGAAAAGAAATTGAAAAAATTAAAAGAATCTATTGAAGAAGAAGATGAGTGGGAAGAAGAAGACGAAGAAGATGAATGGGAAGATGATTCTGAATAACTATAAGGTGTAATAAATGGCAATCGCAAACAGTCAACAAATATTAATTGACACCACTAAAAGAACAGTTATTAAGCGCGTCGGTATTTTAGACTCACCTGAATCTGAAACTGTAATTATTAACCCGCGTTCACTATCTGGTGTTTTAGATGCCAATGGCGCTCTTTGGACAACCGGAAATACATTACCATCTGGGTTTGGTGCAAATTGTTATACCATCAAAAGAATTGTATATAACATAGACGCAGAAGTTGGTCATTTACAATTAAAATGGCAAGGTGATGTTGATGGTAATAGTAAACCCATTGTAGCTCTAGGTGTTGGTGCAGGGGATACAAACCCTAATGATAACTTGCCACCTATATGGAATAATGCAAGTAATCCAACCGGAAATATATCATTATTAACATCAGGTACAACTGCAAACGCATCTTATACTCTGATTATAGAATTACATAAGAATGGTTCTTATTTCCAATCTGGACAGTTCAATGATCCAGCAGCATTCAACTACCCTCCTTATAACTTAAGACCATAATGAAACTTATAACAGAACTTAACGAAACAGTTACTTATCTAACAGAAGAATCTGACGGTAAAAGGTCTCTCTTTATAGAGGGACCATTCCTTGTTGCAGAAAAGACCAATAGAAATGGTCGTTTGTACAAAGAAGCCACTATGCGTAGAGAAGTTAATAGGTACTCAGAAGAATACATAAACAAAAAACGTGCCTTTGGGGAATTGGGTCATCCAGATACCCCGTCAATCAATCTAGATAGAGTATCGCATTTAATCGTGTCTCTCCGTCAAGAAGGAAATGATTGGATAGGCAAAGCTAAAATTCTTGAAACACCAATGGGTAATATCGCAAGAAACCTTATCGAAGGAGGAGCACAATTAGGTGTATCTTCTAGAGGTATGGGTTCCCTTCGTAGTGTCAATGGTGTAAATATAGTTCAAGATGACTTCTATCTGGCCACAGCGGCGGATATTGTAGCAGACCCTTCCGCGCCCGGTGCATTTGTACACGGTATAATGGAAGGAAAAGAATGGATGTTGGTTGACGGTGTTTGGACAGAAATGGAATACGATAGAGCCCGTAAAGAAATTAAAGAAGCTTCACGCGCACAAATCGAAGAAGTTAGTCTACGCATCTTTGAAAACTTCCTCAAAAAACTTTAATATATAAATATCCATATAAAATTCAAGGAGATTTTAAAAAAATGAAAAATTTTAATCTAACCGAAGCCGCTAAGGACATTCTAAGCAATAATGTTGCTTCGAAGCATGGTGGTCAGGAACATGGTGTAGGAGACACCAAATTACCAACAAGTGTAGCATACGGTCAAAAAGATGCTGGTTTAGTTGGTCATTCACCAGAAACTATAGACGATGAAAATCCCGATTATTTGAAAGGTACTCCATCAGCAACACCTCCTGGCGCAAAACCACCTGTAGGTTCTGAACCAAAGAAAGTTCTTGCATCACAACCACAACAAACTCAAGGTCGTTCTGATTTAACATCTACTATGCAGGCATCTGCAAATGAGTATGATAAAATCCGTGATCGTGTTGCATCTAAATTAGCACCACAAACTATGCAATCAAATCCAGGTGCAACTTTCCAATCTTATGGCGAAGATATTGAAGCAATTCTTTCTGGTGAAAACCTTTCAGAAGAATTCAAAACCAAAGCAGCTACTATTTTTGAAGCCGCTGTTGTTGCTCGCGCAAGTGAAGTAATCGCAGAAGCAGAATCAGAAATGGTAGAACAATTTGATCTTGCTATCGAACAAATCAAAGAAGAGATGGCAGAAAAAGTTGACGCTTATCTAAACTATATGGTTGAAGAATGGGTTAAAGAAAATGAACTTGCAATCGTTTCTGGTCTTCGTGCCGAAATTGCAGAATCATTTATCGATGGATTACGTTCACTATTCTCAGAACATTATATTGACATTCCAGAAGAAAAAGTTGATATCATTGAAGAATTGACTGCAAAGATTGAATCTTTGGAATCCGATCTTAATGAACAGATTATTTGTTCAGTTGAACTTAACAAAGAACTGAACGAACACAGAAAGTACGAGGCCATTTACGCAGCTTGTGACGGCCTGACGCAAACCCAAGTGGAAAAATTAAAGTCACTCGCAGAGAGTGTGGAATTCACCACGGAAGAAGAATTTAACGATAAAATTGAAACCATTAAGGAATCTTATTTGGTTAAATCTGACGTTAAGTTCGCAGATAGTTACGCTTTGGACGATGAAGTACTAATCGAAGAAGCATCTACTAATAAAGGCGGTTATGTAGACCCAGATGTGGCAATCTACGCAAAAACCATTTCACAAACTCTGATTAAATAAATAATATTTTTTAACAGATACTAATTAACGGAGATTTAAATGTATCTAACAGAAGAACTACAAAAGAAATGGCAACCAGTTCTGGAACACCCAGAATTGGAAGGCATTAAAGACCCATACAAAAGAGCAGTTACTACTCTTGTACTGGAAAATCAACAACAGGCAATGAGATCAGACCGTGTGGCTCTGAACGAAGCAGACCATGCTGGTCCTAGCAACGTTGCAGGCGGCGTTCAGAACTTCGACCCTATCTTGATTTCTCTGGTTCGTCGTGCATTACCTAACCTG